ATCCCCGCCTCCGAAGTCTCATCTTTCATCGCCGGTTACAACGTGGCGGCGGTCAACGGCGTCATGGGCGTGTCCATGCAAGTCGATCCGACCGGCCTCATCGCCCCTGAGATTAGGGCCGCGATGGATGATTACCTGCGGGCCGTCGCGGTCAATATGCGCGACAAGGCCGAACAATTCATGAGGGAATGGGATGCGCGTTCTAAGCAAGGCAGAACTGCTTGAACAAGCCCGCATCATAGGTGGCGATGGATATTGCGCTGACATTGCTGAAATTGCCCGTGGCCACCTTGACCTATTACGACCGCCCCAGGACATTACGACGCTGGAATACAGCATCAAACATCGCATCATTCGTAAGCCGGATGGAACGAAAACGCGGTGGAAACTAGACCTGACGCCATACCTCGCGCCGATTATGGAGGCGCTGGATAACCCGAAGGTCAGAGAAGTTATAGTGCCTAAGCCAGCCCGTAGTGGCGGCACGGTGGTTGCAGAGAATTACGCGCTCAAGATGTTTGAGTTCGGCCCACGCGGCGATGTGATGTGGTATTTGGCTGGACCGGGTGAAGTCTCGGCCTATTCGCAAAACGTGTTCTCACCAATGTTTGAGGACCATGTGAACATTGCCGCTAAGATTACAGCCCGTCCGGGGACTCGAGGTAATACGGGGGTCTTAAAACAGGTTGGGGGGCAGAAAATTGAGTTATTGGCCATGGGGCCAAAAACGACAACGAACCGCCAAGCCTATTTCATCGTCACAGATGAACCGGATACATATTCCAAAGTTTTTCGCTCGAACTTTATTGACCAAGCGCGGCAACGGCAAAAAATGCTTGGCCAGAACCGCAAGGTTTATGCCTGCGCTCACGCCGACGCCGGTTGGAGCGGTGGCATTGCTCAGGCATGGCTGCAATCCAGTCGCGGCATTTTCGTGATGCCGTGCGCGGAGTGCAACGAATGGGCATCCCCATATCCGACAAAGCATTGGCGGGATATTCCGCGCTTTCGTCTCTATTACGAGATGTCGGCGCCCAAAACACCAATTGGCGAACGGCTCAAACGGGCCGAGCGCACCGCAGCGATGGCCTGCCCGCATTGCGGCTCTCTCTTAAACGATGAGCAGCGGCATGGGATGATTGATAAGGGCGCATATATGCACGAGGGGCAGCATCTTGATGTCTCCATCGGCATCATCGGCGACCCTGATGATAACAGCACCATGGGTTTTTGGGTTCATGTGCTGATGACGAAGCAAGCGAATTTGCCGGAATTGGCGCGTGACCTTGAGGCAGCGCGGGAGCATTACGAACGCACCCGCAAAACCGACAAGATTAAGCAAGTAATTGTCCGCACATTCGGCGAAGTTTTTGAGGGGGCCGGTGAAGCGGTCGGGCTGGATGCCGAAAGCCTGCGCAAACGCACAAAGACAAGCGATGATAACGCGCCGAAACCTTACCGCATGGGCGAGGTCCCGGCAGGGGTAAAATTCATCGTGGCGGCCGTCGATGTCGGCGGCTCATGCTTTGACGTTTTGCTACGCGGCTTCGACCTTGAGGGAAGGTCGTGGCTGCTCGACCGTTTCACCATAAAACAACGTGTCCATGCCGATGGCGTGACGCGGGACATCAAGCCGTCCAAGCGCCAAGAGGACTGGACGATTTTGGAAAGCCAAGTCATCGACCGGCTCTTGCCGATGCAAGATGATCCCTCGACGGCGATGCCGGTGGCGGTGACCTTAATCGACTCCGGTGATGGCAACGTCACATGGAAGGCGTATGAGTTCGCCCGCCGTATGGACACAAAGCGCTGGATGAATTGGCGCAAGGTCTATTGCGTGAAGGGCATCGGCGGGGACAAGCAGCCCCACCTTAGCCCGAACCCGAAAACGATTTCGACCGATGCGGACGGGAAGCCCGTCGAGCCGGTCATCAAGCTGCAATTGCTTGGCGTGGACTCGCTCAAGGATGATTGCCGCGAATATCTAGCCATTGAGGACGGTTCGCCCGGTCAATGCTACTTCGCGGTGGACACACCTGAGGACGCCTTCGCTGAGTTCTTTGGGGAAACCAAGGAAGGCGGAAAGTGGGTTCGCACGGGCGATAACGAGACGTTCGACCTTTACGGATACACAGACGCCTGCGCGCTGATGCTGGAACCGAACCGCAAGGACCGTAATTGGACCGATGCTGGCAAGGAACCGATTTGGGCGCGTCCAATCTCACTCGAACCGAAAGGGGGTGATCGCGCGGACGAGGCTGAGGGGAAGGAAGCCCCTAAGCCAAAGCAGAACATCATGGCCCAATTGGCGGGCCTTAACCGATGAGGAATTGACTGGTGGCAACATCGAACCAAATTCGAGAATGGATTGCGGCGGCTGAGAATGCCCGCCACGCCGTTGCCATCGGCGGGGCTGTCATTGACGTATGGGAGGATGGCTCCCGCGTTCGCCGGTCCATCGCATCATTGACCGAATTGCAGGCGTATATTGACCGCCTGAACCGTGAATTGGCCGCTGCGCTCTTGGCAGAAAGCGGTTCGCCCCGCCCTGCGCGCCGCGCAATTTCGATGGTTTTTAGGAACTGATAATGGGAATTTTCCAGTCTGCCATAACCTCGTTGAAAGCGGGGGCAATGTCGCTTGCCGGTTATTCAGGCACACGGGACGCCGCGCGCCACGATCAGGCCGAAACCGCTGGATGGAACCCCGGCATTCGCTTCCCCGGCCCGCAACGGAGCGGCGAATGGGAAACCATCACCGGCCGCGCCCGTCACCTTGATGAAAACAATGGCTGGATTAACGGCGGCATCGACCGTCGCGTTGAATCAGTTATCGGCGTCAATGTCCGCCTGAATGCCCAACCAGCTTACCGACTGCTCAAGCGCGATTATGATTGGCGCATGAACTGGTCGGCGGACGTGCAAGCCCGCTTCGACCTATGGGCAAATGACATTGAGCATCGCAATGATGCACAAGGGCAACTGACGTTCGGCGCTCAGGTCCGCTTGGCCTATCTGCAATATGTGCGCGATGGTGAAGCCTGCGCTGAAATCCGCGACCGTGATGGCCTGCCGAACACGACAAACGTGCTTTTGATCGAGCCTGAGCGTATTTCGACGCCGGATTATTTAGGTGCGCTTGAAGGCGTCGAGGTCCGCAATGGCATTCGCATCGAAGAAGATGGCCGCGCGGTTGGCGCTTATGTGCGAAGCGGGCATCCAAACGACCCGAACCCGACACTGCGCAATCAGCGTTGGGATTACGTTCCTTTTCGTGGGCCAACTGGTCGCGCCAAATTCGTCCATGTGTTCTCGCCACGCCGCGCGCAACAGAACCGCGGCATAAGCAAGCTGGCCGAAGCGATGGTTCCGGCCAAGATGCTGGACCGTTACGACCGCGCCGAAGTGAACGCGGCTATTCGCTCAGCTATCTATTCGCTTTTCATCCGTTCGCCCGGAACGACTGATGATGTCGCGGCTGCATTGGCCCCCGGTAGCAATGATGCAGCGGCCAATTCTTGGATTGAACCGTATATGCAGTTGCGGAAAGATAATCCAATTTCAATCAGTGATATGAACGTCTTTCAGCTTTTGCCCGGCGAGGAAGTCGAGACGCCTGAAAGGGGAAGCCCGAACTCAAACTATCCTGAATTTACCCGCATCATCCTGCAAAAGATTGCAGGTTCGCTTGGCGTTTCCTTCCCCCAAATCTCGCAAGATTGGGCTGGTATCAATTACAGCAGCGCGCGGGCGTTGCTCAATGAAATGTGGCGCTCCTATCTTGAGGACCGCCGTTTCTTTACGCAGCACTTCCTTACCCCGATCTATGCGGCATGGCTCGAAATGGAAGTGGCGAACGGCGATGTCAAAGTGCCGGGCGGCCCCGTAAACTTCTACCGCATGAAAACGGCCATTTGTCGTTGCGATTGGATTGGTCCGGGCCGTGGCACGGTGGACCCCAAAAAGGAAGCCGACGCCAACAATCTCGACACCGCTGCTGGCCGCAAATCGACGGTCCAAATCATTCAAGAGGACACGGGCCGCGATCCTGATGATGTGATGGCGGAAGAAAGTTGGTTCCAAAAAGAACGCGAAGCACGCGGCCTTGGGCAACCTAATCATAATGTCAAAGCTGATGACGCTGCCGCCGAAGATGGAGGCGAAGGCTCAGGCACAGAGGATGACCGCGATGGTGATGGCGTCCCCAATGAAGGCCAGAAGCGCCGTAAGCAGGATGAGGTAGCAGCATGAGCAGGATAATCGGTTCCGGCCCCCAAGGCTTCCCTCACATTGCGCAACAGCTATTGAATCGTCCCGTTGCGGTCCACCCTCACAAGATGGAGGTTCTGCTTTGCGCATTGCAGCAGCGCCTTGGCATTGTGTCGTTGAACACCATCGACGGCGTGACGCTTGAAGCGAAGGCCATGCTAGACCGCGCTGCATCCGCTGGCGATGCGGTGCGCGATTATGACAGCGGGCGTTTGTTCCATTCCGATGGGAACGTCGCCGTCATTCCCATTCGCGGCACGCTGGTTCATCGCTTTGGCTGGTTGGACCCGATGAGCGGCTTTACCGGCTATGATGGATTGGCGCGCAAGTTGAAGGACGCGATGCGTGACCCCGGCATTCACGGCATTTGGCTGGACATTGATAGCCCCGGTGGCGCGGTGTCTGGCCTCTTCGCCTTTTGTCAGGAATTGGCAAAATCGACACTGAGCGAGGGCGGGAAGCCAATCTATGCTTATGTGAATGAGCAAGCCTGTAGCGCCGCCTATGCCATCGCATCGGTATGCGACAAGGTTTACGGCCCAGAGGATGCCATGGTTGGCTCCATCGGCTGCGTGATTGTCCATACCAGCATGGCGCGGGCATTGGATGAACACGGCCTTGATGTCACCGTCATCCGCAGTGCCGACCGCAAGATGCGCGGTAACCCATATGAATTGCTGGACGATAAGACGGCTGAGAAGCTGCAAACCAGCGTCGAAGAAACTGCCCTTCGATTTGCCGAACTGGTGTCGATGGGCCGTGACCTCTCCGTTGAAGATGCCTTGGCGTTGGAAGCGGATTGGTTTGAGGGATCGGAGAGCGTTTCTCTTGGCCTCATGGATGCCGTTCTATCCGAAGGCGATGCATGGTCGCGGATGGAAGAGGCGGCTGACACCTACAAGCGTAACAGGAGGGCTTAAATGAGCCGTTTTGCGAAGATGGATGACCGTTTGAAGCGGCCATCAGCGGCGGATTGCGACCCGTCCAAAGGAACTCCCCCCAAATCTGTCCCCGGCGATGACGAGGACACAGATGATGAAGAAACCGAGGCCGGCAATGGCCGCAAGGACAAGGAAAAAGACATGACCGAAGCTGAAATCGAAACGATGAAGGCAGAAGCGCGCGCAGAAGGTGTCAAAGCCGAACGCGCCCGCTTTGATGCTGTTCTGGCCAGTGAGCATTACACCGGCCGCGAAGCCACTGCCCACAAACTGTTGGGTAAGGACATGAGCGCTGATGACATCATCGACGTTCTGGCAACCGCGCCCGTCGCCGCTGCGGCTGAGGCAGAGGCACCTGATGCCGAAGCCGTCCAGCGCGATGAAATGAAAAAGGCTCTCGCTGAAACAGGTAACAGCAAAATCGACCCCAACGGCGGCGGCAAATCCAACAACGAGCAAACCAGCGCCCAAATTTGGGATGCCGCGATTGCTAAAATTAACCCCAATCCGGCGTCTTAACGCCTGAACTGAAAAGGAACCTACCATGGCAACTCTTACCGAAGGAATGCATGAAGGCGAGTTCATTGGCCAACTGGCAATGGGCATCGGCTATCATGTTGATGAAGTCACCCTTAAATCCGGCCAAAACCTTGCCGCTGGCCGTGTGGTGGCGCTCGAAACCGGCACCAGCAAGTATGTCGCTTACGACAATGCCTCTGGCACCGCTGGAATCAACGTCGTTGCTGGCATTTTGATTGGCGCGGTAAACGCTACTGCTGGTGACATCACCAATGCCCGCGTTCTTCGCCGTGGCCCTGCCCTCGTCAACGCCAACGATCTTGGTTGGGGCGCGAACGACGCAACCGGCGTGACTGCTGGCAAGGCCGATCTTCTCACTCTCGGCATCAAAGCCGTCTAATTCCTGAAAGGATAATTCTCCATGCATATGGATATTTTCAATAACGACGCTTTCGGTCTGGCTTCGATGACCGCTGCCGTCGAAAAAATGCCCTTCGTCCCTAGCTTCCTTGGTTCCCTTGGAATCTTCGGCGCAGGGGAAGGTGTATCGACCGATACTGTGACCGTTGAGCGCAAGGACATGATCTTGTCGCCCATCAAAACTTCCCAACGTGGCACCGAGCCACCAATGGGATCGACCGAAAAGGCAAAGCTGCGTAGTTTCGCCATTCCGCGCGTTGCCAAGAGCGATCAAGTTTTCGCCCGCGAAGTCGCCAATGTGCGCGCGTTCGGCACCGAAAGCGAACTGCAAACAGCGGCTCAATTGATTGCTCAGAAGCAAATGAAATTGCGCCAAGAGCATGAATTGACCATGGAATTGCACCGCTTGGGGGCGATTAAAGGCGTCCTTTTGGACACCGATGGCAGCACGCTATATGACTATTTCTCGGAATTTGGTATCAGCCAACCCGCTGAAATCGACTTTGATTTGGACAACGCTTCGCCTGCCAAGGGCGCATTGCGTAACCTTATCAGCAATAGTGTTGTTCGCCCGATTGCCCGCGCATTGGGCGCATCGTGGAACCCCGGCGTTCGCATCATCGGCCTTGCTGGTGACACGTTCTACGACCAACTGACTGCACACAACGATGTGGAGAAAACCTACATCAACTGGTTGGCCGCGTCTGAATTGCGTCAAGGCACCGCGTTCCAAACCTTCAACTTCGCCAATGTCGATTGGGTGAACTACAAAGGCACGGACGACAACAGCACCGTTGCAATGGGTGCTGGTAAGGTGCAATTCATCGTTACCGGCGTTCCCGGCCTTTATCGCCGCATCAACGGCCCCGGTGAGGATTTTGAAACGGTCAACACCATTGGCCGCCCGATCTATTCCAACTTGGTCCGCGACGAAAAGCGCAACCAATGGGTGCAGCCGGAAATTTATTCCTACCCGCTGCATATGGTCACTCGCCCCGAAGTTCTGCTTCGCGGACGTAACACCTAATAGGAGGCCGATATGAGCAAAGTCTCTGTAAAGGCAACCTCGACCTTCACGGCATTTGACGATGGCGCGATGGTTGTTGCGAATGCCGGCGACACCGTGGAATTGACCGAGGCAGCGGCCCAAAACTACATTGACTGTGGTTTGGCAAGTTTGGCCAAAGGCAAAGGGAAGAAGCCTGTGAAGGCTGATGAACCTGTCTCTGAGCCGGATTTGGGCGAACCCGACGCTGGCGATGAAGCTGGCGAAGGCGAAGGTGAACCTGACGCCGATGCCGGCGCTGACTCGGCTCCCTAACCAACCCGAAAACCAGTTCCGACCCAACCTAGCGGGGGCTTCGGCCCCCGCCCTTTTAGAGCGCCGCCACCAGCGACGTTCCAATAGGGCTTTCTCTCAAAAGGTAACGCAACATGGATATGCCGACGCTGGATAGCCTGCGCGGGCCGATGCTTGATGACCCCGTTTTTGAAACGCTTGGCACCCAAATCATTTACACCCCGGCAGGCGGCGTTCCGATTTCGATTAAGGCTCTCATCAATAGTGAGGACATGGAGCGTTCTTACGACCAGTCGAATGCCATTGTGCTGGACCCTCAGTTCAAAATCAGGAAGTCATCGCTACCTGCCAAGCCTTTGGGCACCGACCGCTTCACCTGCGACCGTTACCCCGGCAAAGTGTTCAAGCCCGCTAATGTGATGAATAGCCGCTCAGGCACCCGTTGGAAATTTGACGGGAAAATCACATGAGTGACCACGCGCTAAACCAAGTCATCGACCTGATAGCAGCGGTTATTTCCGCCAAGGCTGAATTGGACACTCACACGGTTGTAACCGACCGGCCTGCCGATGAGGCGTTCGATGAGGCTGAGTTGCCAGCGATCAACATTTACGCTGAATCCATCGAGTTCGACGCGGCCTATATGCAGGGCCACATGATGCACACGGTGTTCTTGAACTGCGATGTTCTGCGCATCGGTGACAGTCTTGGGCAGCTTTCTCGGCGCACACTTACCGATATTGGACACATTCAGGCGGCCATCAAAGCCGATTTCAATAGCGGGATCGGCCAACTCAAAGATTTGCAGGACATCGAAGAAATCAACGTGGCCCCGCCGATGGACACCGGCCTGAACATCTCAGGCGCTTCCCTGCAATATCGCGTCACTTTCTACACCCCAACCGACGACCCTTTCACCTTAATCCCTGCAAATTGAAGGATTGAATCATGAGCAATACCGAATGTCCGCCGCTTCCCGCGGCAAGCATCAACTTGAACGACCTAGCCGCATCCTTGGCTAAGGGCGAACCTGCTGATGTCGCTATCGCAAAAGCAACCGAAGTTTCTGCGCCTGTCGCGCCTGAGGCTGAGCCTGCCCCCAAAACCCCTGCGAAGGCCGCTGATAAAGCCGCCGACAGCGAATAACCCGAACGGAGTGAATTGATATGGCAATTATGTCCAACAAGATTGCTCTGGCCATTGTCGAGCAAGTCACGGAAGGCACGTTCACCGCGCCGAACGCGACCAATGACCAGATCGCAATCAGCAATTTGCGCGCCACCACCAATGGCGTCACGATTGCGAACAACGAATACACCGGCTCGATTTTCCGCAACGGCGATGAAGTGGCTGGCGTGAATGAGGAAATCACCTTCAACGTGAACCTGCGCGGCCCCGGTGGCGCTGATGTCCCTGCTGCTGGTGCTTTCATCCTTGGCCGCATCTTGAAGGCAGGCAAGTTCACCGAATTGCGCACCACGGCCGCTGTCCCTGCTGCTGCTGAGGCGTTGGTGGCGGCTACCACGTCTGGCGGCACCTTGGGCGCAGGCGCGGCCGCAACGGCGAACCTGTATAAAGGTTTGGCCATTATTCTCACCGCAATTGGTGCGACTGTCCCTCGCCGGTTAAGCGCCTTGCGCTCCTATGCGGCTGACAAAACTGCTTTGTGGGTTGAAGCCTTGGGTGCTGCTCCGACCGGCACCTATCAAATCCCCAAGCAACTGTCCTATGTTCGCAGTGTTGATGCATCGGACCCGCCGTTCCTGTCTGCGTATCTGTGGCGCGGTGGCAAGAAATTCAGCTTGAAAGACATCCGCATTTCTGGCCTTCGGTTGGTTGTGCCGGTGTCCACCAAAGAGCAAGCCGCATATCCTCAATTGGAAGTGACTGCGATGGTCACGACTGAGGCATATGTGGATGAGGCCTCGCCAGCGGTTGCTTCGCAAGGCGTCACTCCCAAGTGGAAGGATGGCAAGTTCCATGTTGCTAACGTAGCAGTTGGTGGCACTGATTTGAATGTGGACCTTGGCCTTCGCGCTGCCTATCCGCCCAACCCGAACCAAGTTTCCGGCTCTGATGCTGGCCAGCTTGTCGAGGCGGTCGCATCGGTAAGCATGACGCGCCAAGAGCAATTGAAGGCCGTTTTGGATACCCGCGCCTTGGCAGATGCTCAAACGCAGCATCCTGTGTTCGCGCAATGGGGTTTCACGTCTGGCAACCTCATTCAGTTGGTCATCCCCGACGCCCGCTTCAATTATCAAAACGGTGATGATGGCGGCGAGTTCGCCATGGAGTCGGGCGATATGATGATCGACGTGTTTGACCGTCAAATCTGCATCAACTTCCCCTACTTCTAAACCAAGGACTACCCCCAATGTTCTATCCCCACGACAAGAACGATATTAAGGCGTTCACACCGGAGGCGTTGCGCGACTTGCCCAACCCTCCGGTTTTTCATTTGCGCGCCGGCACAGTGCGCGACAAAAACCAATTCACCCGCCTCATCATTGAGGAGGGCGCTCAAAAATACGACCTTGAAGATATGCGCGCTGAAATCATCGCGGGACTCAAGGAATTGGGCGGCGAGGAAGCGTTCGGCGAATGGGAGCCACGCATCAAGGGATTTTGGGATGCCTTGGACAGCCATGAAAAGGAAGTCGAGGCAATCGTAGCTGCCACCAAAGCAGACCATACACCGGAATTGCCTCCGTTCACCTATGAAGATGAGGGCGTGGTTTCAGCTATTCTACAATCCATCGAGGACAAATGGCGCCCGCTGCGCAAGATGAAAGCCGACAATGTTCTGGCCAATCGGATGCAGCCGATCATCATGGCTCAAATCATCATCACGAAGGTCGATAACCTTGAAGTCGATTTAGAGCGTGACGGCAAATATCTAACCTTTGAATGTGCCGGCGAAGTCCGCGATGAATTGCAGGAATTGGCGCGCTCCAACAATTTGGATGCCAATGAGGTTATCGCGCAATTGAACCGTGAGATTTTGCAGCGGCTTTTCGTCCCCAAGAGTGCGGAAAAAAACTCCGTCTCGCCGTCGCCCTCGTCGAGCGACCAGAACAGTTCGGAGACTGGAACGGCGGCGGAACTTGGCACATCGACGGCATCGGAGAGTTCAACACCAACCCCCGACGCCTCGTAACGGTGGAAGAGGAAATGGCGGTGAACCTTTACCGCCAATGTGACAACGGCATGGCCGGGATGCGCTACCCTGATGGGGGTTCGCTTCTCGACCAACCCGCCGTGCTGATGAGCGCATTCGCCGTCATCTCGCATCAACTCTACGAATATCGAAAGAAGAAATGATGGACCTTCGCGCGCGCATCCAAGCCCCCGATTTTTCCGGCGTGGATGCGCAAGTCGCTTTTGCTGAAATGCGGATGATGCGGGCCGCACGCCGTGCCACACACATTGAGGCGCGTAAGGCCGCATTGGAAGTCCGTTCAAAGATGGCGTCAACGCGTCTTGGTCGATTGGGCAACGCTATCGGGTCATCGTCTGACCAAGATAAAAACCGCTACCGGAAAACGCCACGCGGGTTTTCGGTTTCGGGCAACGTCCACATTCGGTCCCGTTCCGAGCGCAGCATCGGGGCCATCGTGTCTTACACCGAAGGCGCTGAAATCACGCCAAGGCAGGCGCGTTGGCTTTGGATCGCTACCGATGAAATCCCTAAGTTCGCCGGTAAGGAGCGGATGACACCCGCTCTGTATCGCAAGATGGGGTATGAGCAAAAGATTGGCCCGTTGGTGGTGGTGAAGTCCATCAATGGCAATCCCCTTTTGGTCGCAAAGAGCATTAGCGTCTCAGAGGGCGGTAAGTCCCGAAGCGCCCGCGCTCTAACTAAAGCAGGCCGCCCGCGCAAAGGGCAGCGCGCCAAAGAATTTGTTGTCGCCTTTGTTGGCATCCCTCGCACGTCTCGCGCTGCCCGCGTGAGTGTGTCCGCAATTATGGCTCAGGCACTCGACCGGCTGCCATCGACCTTTGAAACCGAACTCAGGAAGGAAAACCGATAATGGCGAATAAATCGACCATCTTCCCCGCCTTCTTGCGCATGGAATATGACCAAGGCGATGCGAAGGCGCGGTTCAAAGCTGATTTGCAGGACATAAACAAGACCATCGAGGCGGCAATGAAGCGCCCCGGCAGCGGTGGTGCCATTAATCTTGGCCTTGGTGATTTGCAAAAGGCAAAGCAGGACGCTCAGCAGTTCGCGCAAACCGCACAGCAGGTTCTATCGGCCGCTGAGAATGCCGCCAAGAATGCCGCGTCTGGCTATATGCAGTTGAACGCGGCCACGGGCGAATCCAAGCGCGCCATGGCTGAGATTGATGCGGCCACGCGCAGTTATATCAGCGCCGCTCGTGCCAGCGTCACAGAAGCCAATTCGCGCGTTCAGTCGATAGATGCTGAAATTCGCGCCCTTCAAAACCTTCAAGCGGAATTGAACCGAGCCGCTTCTGCCCGCGCTAGTGGCGGGAAGCCAGACTTGACCTTTGGCGTTGACCGCTTGATGGCTGGCAAGGCGTCCATTGATAGCGCCGCTGTATCCATGGCAACGCTGGAAAGCGTCATGGGCCGCGTGAACCGCGAGGGGCAAAAGAGCAGGGAAGCGTTCAACACCATCACGACTTCAAGCCGTGACGCCGCGCGCGCCGCCGATCAGATGCAGCGTGAACTAGATGAATTGCGCGGCTCCATAGACCCTCTCTATTTCGCCACGCGCAAATACAATGAAGAGCAAGAGCGTGCGAACCGGCTTTTGGCTCAGGGCGCGATTAGCACCCAAGAGCATGGTCGCGCGATGCAGGTGGCGGGCGCTCAATATGGCGCTGCGATGCGCAATGCGGCGGGCAGCACGTCTAACCTCCGCCAAGCAACCGTCCAAACCGGCCAGCAATTGCAGGACATCGCTATCAGCCTTTATTCCGGCCAGCGCGCAGGAACGGTATTCGCTCAGCAATTGCCGCAATTGGCGTTTGCGCTGTCCAACCTTGAGGGGAGCGCGAATAAGACGCACCACCGTATTGGGCAGTTTGCTACTTATCTTTCTGGTCCATTCGGCGTATTCGTAGGCATTGGTGTCGTAGCGGTCGGTACGTTGATTGCTACTCTGTTCGAGGCCGAAGGGCAAACTGGCAAAACCGAAACAGCCACTCAAAAACTGGCTGGAACTCTGGACTTCACCGCTAATAATTACAGCCTTCTCGTAGAAGTTGTGGATGCATACAATAATTCGTTGGTTGAAGAAGAATCCGTCACATATAAGGCGGCAGAAGCTACAAGCCGACTGGCGCGCGAGAAATTAAAGTTAGCTGAGGCGAACTTACTGGCGGCTCGTGCGAACCTATCAAATCCTGAGTATTTCGATCCTAATGCGCCTTATGCCCAATTGACCACGGGCGGCGCGGCTGAACTAGAAGTAGCAAGGCTGCAAAAAGAACTTGATGCTGCCGATAACGCTCTATTTACTTTCCGGTCTAGGGCTGCGTCCGATCCTCGCGTTGCAATCGAGCAAAAATACGACCGCCGCGTTTTGGATGCGGAAGAGGATCGTAAGCGCGAACGCAACCGCGCCAAAACTCAGGCCGATAAGGATGCTGTCGATAACAAATACATCGGTATTCAGACCAAGATTAACCGTGACAAAGAAGCTGAATTAGACGCTTTGAGGGAAAGTAACAGAGATACGAAGAAGGTTGAGAGGCCGAAGAAAGGCCGCAAAGAGCGCGCCGAGCGCGAAGAAACCACCAATTTTAATGAGGACCGTGGCTCTGCAATTTTTGGAGAGGCGAAGAAATACCTTGGCCTGAATGAAAATGTTGCGAAGGACAACACGACCCTGCGCGGCTTGTTTTCTGAGGCCAATCATAACATTGACCCCAAAATCACCGCATGGTGCGCGGCCTTTGTGAATGCCGTTCTGGCAACCGAGGGTTTGCCGGGGACAGGTAAATTAACGGCATCGTCGTTTAAGGATTACGGGCAAGAGGTCAACAGCCCTGAAATTGGCGACATCGTTGTATTGAAGCCGCGCCCCGGCCAAGACACCACTGGCCATGTTGGCTTCTATGCGGGCCGTAGCAAGGACGGCAAAATCAAGGTTCTTGGCGGCAACCAAGGCGATGATCCGAACAAGCCTAATTATCAGTCCGCGACGGTATCAATCAATGAGTTCGACCCGTCCCGTGTGGTTTCTTACCGCCGCCCCGATGGTTCTGATGCGCAGGCCAAGGTTGCTGAACGGGAGCGCCGAGTTGCCGAGCAGGACCAACGCCGCGCTGAGCAGCAAATTCTCAATTCCCAAAACTACGCCAACGAAATCGCCAACATCAATTCGCGTTGGGATGAGCAGCCGCGCCTGATCGACCAATCGACCAAGGCGATGCGCGACCTTGACC